ACTTACGTAGAGACGCAAGAGCCTGCACTTCAGTGATGTCTTCGATTAGACGAGAGTACTCGTAGTGTTTGTTGATAGAGATAACAACTTCAGATTCAGTAGCTGCCTGTAGAGTTACCTGAGTAGATGCAGCTTTAGCAGAAGCAGTGCCACGAGTAGGCTTAGGAATACGGATAGTATCACCTTTCTTGCCTTTCATTGGCATTTTGCTTACAGCGTTAGCAAGTACTAGAGAGTTTTTGTACGCAGCTACGATTTCGTCAGACCATAGTTCTGGGATGAAAGTTGCTGCAGTTGTGTTAGTTACATGATTTGAGCCAAGAGCCATTTTAATTTACCTTTACAATAGTGTTATTTGACACGGCCTTCTGAGTAAGCAAGAGTAATTTCATCTGCCAACTCTAAGTATCGTGCCGGATCGTTTTGCATTAAGTTGATAATGTCAGCACGACGATATACTTTACGAGAACGACCTTCGCCACCACCTTTACCACCACCAGTAGCGGCAGCTTTACGTGATTGCTTGAGTGCTTTGTCCTCAACTTCTTTAGTTTGGTTCACAACACGCTGACGTTCTTTCCATGTAGCCAATAGCTCATCTGCTGAATCAACATCGTAGCCACGGTCTGCACGGTTATACAACTCCATGCGAATCTTGCTTGCCTGAACCCACTCACTGAATGCTGGATCACCAAGTACTTCCTGATAATCAGGGTGCTTAGTTTTAAGCGTTGCCATTGCAGCCTGCTGACGCATTGCAGCAGATGCTTGTTCAGCTTCACGAACCTTCGGATGCTTAGCGATAGCACGTTCAATAGCTTTCTGTGGATCATCAAAGAAGTCAACATCGTCTTCTTCTTCTTTGGGCTGTGCAGTGTTTGTCTGTGAAAGGATAAAGTTATCTACGAGCTTACGTAGTTCACCAACCTCTGAACTCTGACGACCTAGTAGCTTCTCAGCTTCTTGGTGCATCCTAACAATTTCCTTAGCACTCTTGCCTCGGTATTTGTCCGGAATGTCTTCGTCTTCATCCTGCACCATCTCTGGCTCTGCGGGTTGTTCCCCTTCTGAGTTGTCCGGTTGCGTGTCCGGTTCATCAAAGGATGTGTATTCTTCGTCTGCGTTTAGTTCTTCGTCCTGAACTTCATTCAGAATCTCTGCCATTATAAACTCCGTACTGTAACAGTATTGTGGAAATAAATTAAAAGAGGCTCATTGCCCAAGCCGTGAGTTTACTCTTCTTCCTTCTCTTCTTCTTGAACTGTGTCGTAGGTATTACGAATACCCGCTTCCCAGTTAATCAGTCTGTCAAGGATGAGAAGTTGTCCTTGTGCAAACTTAAGTCCAGATTCATTCTCTACGTGTCGTAAGTTAAATGAGTCTGCGCTTTCTTTTACATCTTCCATGAATTGCTTCCAACCATCAGTTAGAAATAAATCAAAGTAAGACTCAAAGTACTTTTGTAGTTCGGGGGCCATTGACTTTGTCCGTTCTATGTGTTATACGTGTATGTAGCCTAACATACTTTTACTAATTTGTCAAGCTTTTTCTGTAACTTTTTTAACTGTACGTGGAGAAGCTGGCTTTGCAGCCAACTCCTCTAGCTTAGTAATCCTCTGATCTATGTGGAGCAACACTTCGTTCAATGCTTTAACCACATCTTGTAGATCTTTCTGAGTTACCATTAGTTATTTCCTTTCATCATTGCCATACGTAGTTGGTTACGCATCGCTTCTTCTTTAATCTTAAGGTCTTTCTCCTTAAGGGCAAGTTCAGCAACTTTAGTTTTCTGCTCAAAGTCTTGCTGCGTAACATCCTGATCACGCATACCAACAGACATACTACGGATACGTTGTGATTCTGCATCAAATGGTAGCAACTGAGTCTCAACCATGTTCTGCTCAATACGTGACTGAATTTCCATAGTCTGTGCTTTGATGTAATCCAATGTAGCCTGCTCTTTCTGCATAGCCAACTGCATCTGTTGCATCTGCATCTGCTGTGCTTGTGGATTAGGCTGCGATGCCTGCTGAATAGCTGCAATAAGTTCTTCGCGGTTGCTCAAGTTCATGTTATCAATTATTGATTGAACAAGCGTAGGGTATAGTGGACTATCCTGACCCATAGTTTGCAGTAGTTGCACAAGCTGAGTCACTTCGTATTCACGTGCAATAATGCCCAATGAGCTAGAAGAGATGAACTTGTAGTCCTGAACTGGGTAAAGTTCTGGATTAAACTGCATGTAACGCCACGCTGCCTTACTTACAAACGGAATCAAGAAGCTATCTTGGAAGTTAATCAACGTGCGCTTATGACGTTTGATGATTGCACCTAACGACATGCTAATACCAGCAGCAGTCGCTTCGCTTCCGGCAAATGATGGGATACCTGCAGTGTCAATAGCACCTGTAGCCTGCTGAACCATCTGCTGAAGTGCTGCAGCTTGGTTAAACGTGTTAGGATCTAGGTTTCCAAACTTAAATGGCTGTAGGATTTCTGCTGGATTACCGTTAGTAAGCAGTGTTTTACCCGGACGGATCTCCATTTTAGCACCACGTGGTAGACGTGAAGCGTCAACAGCCATCATTGGGTGTACTGTTAGGGCAAGAGCATCGATACGAGCACGTAGTTCAGTGTCAAGAGCCTTCTGAGAGTTATACCCTTTCTCACAAACACCACGACCCCAGAAGCGAGACGGTACATTGTCCCAAGAGAACGCGACAACAGGGCGATCCTGCATCATGTAAGGGTTAGCTTCTAGTTTTAGTAGCTGAGATTCATTAGCAATTACAACAACGACTTCAATATAGCTGCCAGTAGCCATATCTTCTTCGTCTTCTTCGCTCATTACCTCACCGTACAACTCTTCATTGTACAAATCTACTGGTACTTTACCGTAGTAAGTAGTTAGGCGTACCTTATCAGACATGTTTGAGCCAGCTTCTTCACTGTCAAACGCAATCTTGTCGTCATCAGTAGCTTCTTCTAGGTCAACATCGAAGTAAATACCAGAGCTAATACCCTCTTCAACGATGTGTTTAGGTACAAACTTATCAATTGCAACACCTAGTGCTTCCTCAATAGTAGTAGCAACAGGGTCAATAAGGAAGTTCTGTGGTAGTACAGGTACAAGTTTAGCTACAAAACGCTGACGTTCTTCAACACCAATGGCACGCATAGCACCATCCATAGCTGGACGTGTAGCTGGAACAAGCTCAGTGACCTCCTCAAGGACGATCTCACCAATACCTGTACCGTAGATAGCTGAATTCAAAATACACTCAGCAATGCTCTTACGAGCCTTCACGAACTCCATGTCTTCTTGGAGTTGAGTACGTAAAATTTGAATATCTTGTGGGTTTTGATCAGCTTTGTCATCACGTATATCAAACCATTTACCACGACCAAACGTAGCTTCCTCTACTTCTGCTACGCTACTTTCTACAGCCTGTTGCAATGCTGGGCTAATAATACGTGAACGTTCTGAGTCACGCATCTTGTCATTAGCATCCCAGATGCCACGCCATAGACGGTTGTATTCTTCATGATTGTCACGATATGTCACATCATAATGATCGCGCCAATCTTCGCATTTATCCATTACCCATGCGGTGAGACTATCACCAAACTTATCTGAGGTATCTTCGTTGAAATCCATCTTAGTATCCTGTTATTGGATCGAGTGCTTCCCACTCATCTTCTTCATATTCGTAGTTGTAGCATACCTGAGCCATTTGATCGATGTATGCCAGTGAGTCCACAAGGTCATCGTGGGTTAGTGCATTTGGGAACTGGAACAATTGATCCAGAAATTCAGCATTCCATTCTCCTTTGTTCAGTTTTATATTGCCGTGTTCAAAGCGACCTTGCAATGCCCACACAATCCTGTCAGTTTTCTTTTGGTTACCGTGTGTTAATTCTTCTACACGGAAGAACTTGTTACGTCGTTTCATCAAGTCCATCAGTGGTGACATCACGGCTTGCTTAGCAATACCACGTTCTATACCCACAGCGACAGGACGATACTTGTCTACTGCGTGAAAGATTTTCTCTGCTGTCTTATCTAGCGTCCAGCGGCCATAGATTATTTCATCAACCCACCAGCCTTCTGGGCCTACTTTTACAACTGAGATCGCAGTGTTGTCGAGTCGCTTGTTCTTCTTAGAGGAACTACTCTCATCGATAAAGCCAGCTAAGTCGATAGCGATATAGTAATCACCGTCATCCGGTTCTTCTTCATCAAACTCTACCCACTCTTCTTTAAAAATTTCAGAACCCTGTGCTTCAAACGAAGCCATGAATTCCTGCTTGAACGCAAACGATGACATAGATTTCTTAGCCATGTCGATCTCTTCGGGGTCAAGTAGCTCATTGTCATAAGAAGTAAAGTGCCAAGACTTGTAAGTAGGATCGTTAGCAGTAGCTCCGTACATGTAGAGATCATAAAAGTGGTTGCGTCCCATTGGTGTTCCAATGAAGAGTGCACCGCCCTTCTGGTCAGCTAGTGCTGGGCGGAGAATTTGTTCCCAAACACTAGGCTTCATATCAGCGTATTCATCCATCACGAGGTACTTGAGGCTAACACCACGCATGGTTTCCGGACGGTCTGCACCCTTCAATGAAATCGTAGCACCATTAATCAACGTGATTTGTAGGTTGTTAATGTGTGCGTTTTTAATAACTTCGTGGCCTAGTTCTAACAACGTAGACCACATGATGTCACGAGCCTGACCCTGAGTAGGGGCTACATAAAAGACATGACCACGTGTAACTTGAAGTGCATTAAGGATAAGCTTCCATGCAGCAAGTCGTGACTTACCAGTACGACGTCCTGCGGCAACAATTTTAAATCGAGTCTCATCCTCAAATACTTCCTGCTGCCACTTCAATAGCTGTACGTTTAATGATGTCAAAACATACCCTTAAGCGTGTTAAACATATCGTCATACCAAGACTTACTACCATTTAGTTCATCTGCTGATACAACTTGTTCAGTTTGTACAGGCTGAGCTGGAGCTGTTGGTTTGTAGTTACGTGCTACGTTTCCACTACGCATCTCATCTAAATAATAGTCAGCACGTGTACCCATATCAGCAACTGCTGTATTACCTAGCATTACATCAGCAGCAGCTTTTGCACGTTTAAGTAATCCATCATTACCGCCCTGTGTCCATGATGGATTCCAGTTCGCCATGTTCTGAGCAGCAGCTTCGTAATCATCATTCATTGCTGCTTCACGTAACTGTTTAGTGAAGTTAGTCTCTTTACCTTTATTCTTGTAAAGACCCTCACCCATGTTAAAGCCTTGGATGATTAAACCAGCTTGTACGTTTTCTGGTACGTTATCCCAAGCAAAACCAGTATTATCTTCGTATGCTTTAATTGCTTTAGCTTTTTGATCAGCGTATACCAAATCATTAATAGTATTCATCTCATCTTCAGAGATGTTTAATGGCTGAGTGTTAAGAGCTTTCTGTGCGTCAGCTCCTTTCTTTTCCATATAAGGAACTAACTTTACAAGCGTATCAGGTGGGATACCCAAACGGAATAAATCTTTAGTGCTGTGCTGCCCAAGGTCAAAGCCTTTAGCAATAGTAACACCAGACTTACCGATAGCTACTTTTTTCTTAGTGCCATTCTTATCTTTAACTATTTTTGTAGGTACGTAGCCTGAAGTAACTGTATCTTCTAAGCTCAGTAAAGCACTTTTAATATCGCTATCAATCGACATCTGTGTATTCTCCGTCAATGGCATCGTCATCGCCTCCGATGATAGTAGTCTCACCACCAACGCCAGTAATATTAATCTGTATAGCATTACGCCCTGCTCCCTTCACGACATCCTTCTCGAAGGCTGCAGTAGGAACAACGCGATCAGTAATTATTTTCCACGCAGCTGCTTGATGTTTATGCTCATCATCTAAGGCAGCTTCAAAGATCTTTTCCAAGACCTTAGCACTTTTAGGTGACGCAAGCATACGTGCTTTGTATTCATTAATAATAGCAGCGTCGCCTTTAGGTCTACCTCTAGCTACGCGATTACCTTTCTTATTTTCCAAGACATCAGTCTTAGGGGGACGACCACGTCTACGTTTAACTTCTTCTGTCATGTTCTTTATCTACTATTTAGAGAACAATGTAGTTCAAGACAAGAGGGTTATTCGATGGATGATAATGTGAATCGCGTTGTCTTCTTGTTTTCCTACATAGTATGTCTAATACTAGCATACTTTTACTAATTTGTCAAGTACTTTCTAGTCTAATTCCCCTGCCTTTAATTAGCTTTACTGGCGGGTCTGGGTAGTGAGCCCCTTACTCCGCAGTTCTTTTTAGTTTTCAAGGGCTTATTGAGCTTTATAGCTAATGAGAATCATTCTTATTTAGTGGTCTATTTTACCTCTTTTTTGTGTCTGAGAAGGAGCACCACTACCTGCACACCCTTAGCCCCCTCCCCCGCCCCTACCCAGTACCCTCCCCAGTGACTACGCGCTGATAAGTTAGTTAGTACACACTGACAATGAAGTTAAAGTGCTACATTAATATTATACAGTGTTCTATACAGCAATGTATATGTATACAGTAAGCACCCTATACTACATGAAACCTTCGCACCCAGTTCACAATGAAGTGAATGTGAAGTGAGTGTGAAGTTATGTGAAGCTAGGAGCGGAGCGACGATACAGGTATCAATACTGTACATCTATACAGTAAGGACAAACGGTTATAAGAATCCCCAGTTGATAGAACAAAACAGTCTAAGCTCGAGAAGGCCTCAAATAGCCCCGTAGAGACGTTTTAGCTCTGGGCGGTAGGTAGGCCTTAAACGGTTTTACTGGGCTAGAGAGAAGTACCAAACAAATGGTTATATGTTATTCCAAATGGTTCTATGTGAGGGGATTGACAATTGATACGTAGTTCTATAGGTCAAGATCAGACTGTCTACATATATAAAAAAGACTTATGCAAAAAAGTTATATGCTTATGAGGAATCGGTATTAGACAAGTGATTCGATAGGAATTAACCTGTGCAACATCAAGTGATTGATACCGCTCTTTAACAATCTGACCTCCAAAGCTGAAGCTTGTGCTCGCCCTATGGGACTTTGACGCGCTTGATTCGGAGCTGATTATTGGATGATGTAAGTCTAGTGAAGCTGGCCTCCCTATAGCATAGCAACCTTGGTTGCTCCCTCTGGGTTTTCGGTTGATCTGCGTTCAAAAGGTTTTCATTCGGGGTTAGATTGGAGCGACGCTCTTTAACAATATGGGAAATCTTGCAAGGCCTGACAAGCTACAATTGCGAGTAGTGGGTGAATATGGTGCGGCTTTATCCTACCAAGGGGGATAGATGACACCTAAACTGACCACTATAAAGAAGTGAAACGGATTGCAACGGATGCAACTTCAAAGCCCTTCCCAAGGTATGTAGAGGGGCTTTCTGGGTGCAACAATGCATCATATTGACCTTACAATGGAGAACGTCAAAATGAAAACTCAATTCAATAAAGAAACCTTCACCGCTTCAATTCAAACAGTAGTTCGCTCTGGCAACATTGTCGCGGATCGCCTACAAACTGCACTAGAAATGGGGTTCGATTATTACGAAAATCACGGTGATGCGTCGTTCCTGACTAAAGCTTTAAACGCGGCTAGCAAGGCGCGTAGTGTCAAGGCTCAAGATGTTCAACGCTATATCACTGCCCACGCTAACGTTAAATGGGTTGCGGAAAAAGACAAGGAACCAGTGTTTAAAAAGAAAACCAAAGCCGCGCCAGTGTTGGTGACTGAACCTGAAGAGACTTGGTTTGACTTTACCAAACAGTCAGCGACTAAACCTGAATACGATATTGACTCTAAGATCGAGGCACTAATCAAGGCGGCTCGCTCGGCCTTTGATAAAGAGACTATCAAAGAGGGCTCTGAAGACCATACGCTTGAGATGATCAGCAAACTTGAACGCCTAATCAAAGCTGACATTAACGCGGTAGCATAAGCTATCGCTCTATCGGGAGAATTGAAATGACTGTATATCAACTTGAAACCATCCGCCACCTTAACACGGCTAACGGCTATCGCTCATACGCTGACCTATTCACTACGCTTGAGGGTGCACTCAAAGCACTTGATGGGTGGCGTTCACTGTCGGCTGATCGTATCACTATTGACCGCGATCAAGAGGTATTCTTTAACCCGTCTCAAGATGAAGAGGCTGACGTAGCCTTTATCGTTCGACGTGTAACTGAAGTTTATGTGGGAGAATAATGATGGAACGTATACCAACAATCGATTTGTGTCGTGTGCCTGACAACTACGGTCAGGTCAATGACTTCATTGCTTCACTGCCTGAAGCTGAACGTGCCAACGCAACAATCGTTATGATGATGACGCATAACTTTCTGGCGACTGCACATAACCGTATGATGGATGAGGAGACTAGCGATGCGTAACGTAATTGCAACGGATCGTGTACCTGCAAAGGTGCACATCTCCGTGATGTCTGGCAAGCTGAAAGGTATCAGCGCGATCAATACCAACACGATGACTAATGAATTCTGCGAGAAGATGTACTCGACTGGCGATGAAGATGTCATCTGCACTCACTGCTACAGTAAGGATATGCTGTCTGGCTCTCGCAAGAATTGTCAGCCGTCGTTCCAGCGTAACAGTGACTTGTTGTCTAGCCGTGCCTTGTTGCCTGATGAGATCCCTGTTCTTAATGAGCGATGGTTTCGATACGATGGGCACGGTGAGCTGATCAATGTTCAACACCTGCACAACCTAGTGTTGATCGCAGAGTCTAACCCGTGGTGTAACTTTGGGTTGTGGACTAAGCGCAAGGACATTGTGAACGAGTACCGCAAGCACGTCGGTGACTTGCCGAGCAACATCATCCTGATATTCAGCAACCCTAGGCTTGATCGTATCCTTCATCATCCACCTGCTGGGTTTGACAAGGTGTTCAACAACGTGCCTAAAGATTATACTGGCGATGCTAACTGCACTGGGCAGAAGTGTATCGAATGCCGTGTATGCTACGAGCACAACGACGTTGACTGCATCATCGAACACGTTAAGAAGAGGAGCTAATCATGAGTGACTTGGTGCTAGAGAATTGGGAATGTGATTTCCCTGCAGGAAAGTGTTGGTTCGACTTTGCTTGGACTGAGACACTATCAATCAGATACTACGTGACACTCGACTTCGACGAGGAATGTGAGTGGAAGTATTACAACGGGCAGGACTACGAGGAGTGTAGACCTGTGGCTATCCTGTTCAGTGCTGATGGTGTTGAGGTTAAGCACACCAACGGTGGTGACATGGAAGGTGAGAGACATGATGAGCTTCTACCTGAAGATGAAAAGGAAATGCAAGCTGTCATCGATGACGAGTACGAAAAATATTTGGAGGACTGCCGCAATGACTACTACGACTAAGCGTTACAACTACCAAGAGATGTGCGACTACTTGTTCAAGTGGCATGCGCCTAACTTTAACTTCAATCATGGCGGCACTGAGCTGCTAGCAATTGCTTTAGACCGTGGCTACATCAAACGTGAGTTTGAAGGTGACACAGCATACTACACAATCAATGAGGAATACTAAGATGACTAACTACAACACTGAAATCGCAGAACTAAACGCAATCAAAGCAACACTACCACGTGGATCTGATGGTCGAATTCAATTCACCAACGAATTCCGTAAGAGAGTTTGTGCACTGGTGATGAACCCTAACAAACCGATGTCTGAATCTGCCATCCTACGTGGCCTTCACATCACACAACCAACTGTGTTCAAGTGGAAGCGTAACCTTCACAAGCATAGCTACAGCAAAGAGGTGGCGGTGTCTGCTTCAAGAATGCAACGTGCCGTGTCCGCTGTGTCCGCTCTGTCCACTAAGCGTGAAGAGCTGATGGCTGAGGTAGTTAAGATTGATCAGGCTATCCAACTGCTGAAAGAGCTTGGCCTATGACACAACGCAAACGTCTTAAGTCTGAAGACATAGCGTTGATACGTGACCTTCTCGCTAATACTAAGTTGACAACAGCTGAGATTGGTGAGAAGGTTGGCGTTAATGCTGACGCTATACGTGGCAGAGGTGTGAAGCTAGGCTTTGACATGAAGGCTAGAGCCATAGCTTGCAGAAAGAAAACAAACTTAACGGAGGTGAGTGCGCTATACCTGACAACTCTTGTTCCTGAGAGTATGTCACGGGATGGTCGCTCACTGAAGTTCCTATCAGAGGATTGGAAGTCATGTTGAGTAGACGTTCACGTGCCTCACTATCTATCTCGCAGTTAGCTGAAATCAAACGGCTACTTGAAGATACTGAGATGTCTTTGGCTGAGATAGGCATGAGGTTTGATACAAGTGGTGAGACTATCCGCTACCAAGGTAATCGTATGGGCATCAACATCAATGAGCGTACAGCTAGGCTGAAGAAGCCACGCAGGAAGCCAGTTGAATCGGTGTTCAGTCGTATACCTGAGAGCATGACAGGTGACGGCATGTCCCTTGAGTGGTTGAGTAAGGAGTGGTGATGGCAAAGGTTAGAAAGAAGTTTAATAGAGTGAAGCAACTTAACCGAGTAGCTGACAGCGTGATGAGAAACATTCTTATCTGCTACACTGATACACTAGGTGGTTGTGTGTTCTATGATAAGAAGGGTGGGTACGTAGTTAAACCGACTGATCTCATGATAGCATCTGCTTCACGCCCCCATCAGTGGAGCGTGTACGTTGCTGCCTTTGGTCGCACGATGGTTGATGAGTACTTCAAGGGGGAGCAGATCTTCACACCGTCGCGCTATTATCATGAAGACTTGGTTGATGTACTGACTGAGCACCATGATAGGCTATGTAAAACAGTACCTGATCATCACTTATGTGGTGTAGGCTGGATCGGAAGCTTGACAGGAGAAGATATTCCTGAGAAGCTAGCTGGCCAAATCTTTGAAAAACTAGAAGCTTGGAGGTAACAATGCACTGCAAGATTTGTGACGCTGAACTGTCAGACTTTGAATCGACACGTAAACATTCCCATACATTTCAATACGTTGACATGTGTAATGAATGTATTACCTGCACTGGTACGACAACGATTGATCGCTTTGATCTAGCTGATGACAACGACTACGAAAGTCTTGACATCCCATTTGATTCAGAAGATTGACGTTTGCCAAAAAATATGCTATTGTTTCTGTACTATATAGGAACACAGCATTCATTATAATTATTAATCAACAGGATTAATACGATGAATACTAACTTAGAACTACTTAGTTCAGAAGAAAACTATATAGACGCTACAGACATTGACTTCTCCGAAGCAGGTCACTTCTATACTGTCTTAGATTCTGCTCTACTCATAGATGAGATGGGCGTAGTACCATTCCTACGTGATGTCACTCGACACATGATGAATCCAATCGAACAACACGTCCTCACTCAGTTATTATTAATTGCTGAGAAGCATGACCGTGTCTTGTACTCTATGCGCCGTGCTGATGAAGTTCTATATGAGGTGAACAAAGATGTTTAAATTCTCTAAGCACTGTCCACTTTGTCATGAATCACCTGACTATGAGATGGACATCACTTATGAGCAGATGGAGAAGTGGTTGAAGGATTATGACACACCAGTACAGAACCAGTTCCCTGACTTAGAACCAGATGAGCGTGAAGTATTACTAACTGGTATGTGCTTTGCTTGTCAGTCGAGGGTATTCCAATGAGTAACTGGATAGCAACTAATGAACTACGGTTTGTTATGCGTGTAGAGGACGTACCAGTAACAGGTCGTCCATATATCACTAGCAGAAAGACACTACGCATCCTTCAGCAGAAGTGGGAACTTAACGACCCTAAGTTTATGTACCAATCAGAATGGCGTGATGTCCCTATAGTGGAGGAAGAGTGATGTCTTGGTTTATAGAACCTTTGGAAGGTAAATACTACGGGACTAGAATAATCCATGAACCTACAGGTAATCTTATTAAAGTTTGGCTTCCTGTAGACCACGTACAAGACTACAGGGTATCTGATAGGGAGCTAGAAAAGGGATGGGATCCTGAGGAGTGCACCTACGATCACACAGAAATGCAGCATACTTATGAAGCTGCTTGCATAATTATGAACGCACTTAACAAGGAGGAAGAGTGATGAGTGAATGGATAGCTCAACATATACCATGTGAAGACTGTGGCTCAAGTGATGGCCGTAGTATTAACACCGAAGGCTGGAGCACATGCTTTGTGTGCCAAACCAGAAAGAAAGTTGATGGTGACTACACACCAAAGGAGAGAATCGTGACAGCGACTCCGCTAAATGAAAACGTCATTGATATGTTGACGCATAAACAATATCGCACACTTACCGACAGACGAATCAGTCGTGAAACCTGTGAGAAATACAAGTGTTTCCTAGACGGAGAGGACATCATCTTTGGTTACACTACTAAGGATGGTGTGATCACCGCAACGAAGACACGCAAGCCATCCAAAGATTTCGTTATCCAAGGTGACTGGAAAGCGGCTGGTCTATACGGGCAGAGTTTGTTCAGTGCTGGTGGTAAATATGTCACTGTTGTTGAGGGTGAACTGGATGCACTAGCTGCATATCAGATGCTAGGTAGCAAGTGGCCTGTCGTGTCCATCCGTAATGGTGCTACTGGTGCACTGAAGGATTGTAAGGCAGAGTACGAATGGCTAACTAGCTTTGATAACATCGTCATATGTTTCGATGCTGATGAGGCTGGCATTAAAGCTAGCAACCAAGTATCAGAATTGTTCGGTGCAAAGGCTAGAGTATTCAAGCACACTTCCGGACACAAGGATGCATGTGACTACCAGCGTATCAGTCAAGGAAAAGAGTTCAGTGATGCATGGTGGAATGCTGATCAGTATGTACCTGATGGCATCATCAACGGTGCTTCTCTATACGATGAGGTGATGAAACCGATACAACCATGTGACTGTGACTATCCTTGGAATGGCCTAAACAAACTAACATACGGCATTCGTAAGGGTGAGCTGGTTACAATCACAGCAGGCTCTGGCCTTGGTAAATCACAAGTGCTACGTGAAATGATATGGCACATCTTCAACAAGACTGAAGAGGGTATCGGTGCTCTGTTCCTTGAGGAAGGCACGAAGAAGACTGGCCTATCGATCATGTCACTAGCTGCAAACAAACCGCTTCACCTACCTGACTGTGAAGCTACACAACAGGAGAAGGATGATGCATTCCACGCAACTCTCGGAACTGGTAGACTCTATCTGTTCGATCATTTTGGTAGTACTAGTGTTGACAATATCATTAACCGAGTTCGGTACCTCGCTAAAGGTCTCGGATGCGGTTATATATTTCTCGACCATATTAGTATCGTGGTCAGTGCTCAGGCATCTGGCGATGAACGTAAAGCGATAGATGAAATCATGACACGCCTTCGCATGCTTGTTCAAGAAACAGGTGTCGCGTTGATTGTCGTGTCACATCTTAAACGACCGGACGGTAAAGGACATGAAGAAGGTGCTGCTACTAGTCTTGCTCAGTTGCGTGGCTCAGGATCTATCGCCCAGCTCAGTGACATGGTGCTCGGCCTTGAGCGTAACGGACAAGCCGAAGATCCAGAGGAACGTAACACAACATACGTTCGTGTTCTAAAGAACCGCTTCTGTGGCATCACTGGCCCTGCTGGTAGGTTGTTATTCAATCATGTTACTGGTAGGATGTTCGAACGAACTGATGAGGATGAACTGTGATTGTATACTTGGACATTGAAACCAACCTTGCTCACGATACCATATGGCTATGCGTAGCGAAGCGAGGAAACCATACACATAAATTCACTAAGCCTGATGGCTTGCAGAAGTGGATCGATGATGCTGACTACGTGTGTGCTCATAACCTAATAGGCTTTGATGCTCCTGTACTACGCAAGGTATGGGGTATCACGATCCCTGTTAACAAAGCACTCGATACTCTTGTCATGTCACGTTTACTTAACCCAGTAGTTGAAGGTGGACATAGTCTTAAAGCATGGGGCAAACGTCTTGGCTTTGATAAGATGGACTTCGACACTGAAGATTTCGATGGTGGCTTAACACCTGAGATGATTGAGTATTGTATTCGTGACGTAGATGTCCTTGAGATGCTACATAAGCACCTTGTGAAAGAGTTTAGTAGCTGGTCATTCCCTGAGCAGTCACTTGAACTTGAGCATCGTGTTGCTATGTACATGGCACAGCAAGAGCGTAACGGTTACATGTTAGACCAACGTCTATGCACTAGCCTGTTAGCTGAGATGCGCCAGCGTATGATGGACATCACGATACACCTGCAAGAGATCTTCCCACCACTAGTCCATGAGCGTTGGTCAGAGAAGACTGGCAAGAAGCTTAAGGATAAGGTGGAGGAATTCAACGTGGGCTCACGTAAACAAATAGCCTCACGGTTACAGTCGTTAGGTGTAGAGTTTACTAAGACTACGGAGAAAGGATCAATCATTGTGGATGAGCCTACACTTAAGGCTATCAACAGACCTGAAGCACAGCTCATTGCTGAGTACCTGATGCTACAGAAACGTGTTGGTATGCTGGACAGTTGGATGGACAACTGCAAGGATGATGGCAGGGTACATGGACGTGTTAATTCTAACGGTACTATTACTGGGCGAATGACACACAGCAACCCTAACCTCGGCCAAGTTACCAGTGTTAAATCTGAGTACGGTAAGGAGTCACGCCAATGCTGGACTACTCCTGACGGCTACAAGTTAGTGGGCACTGACCTGTCAGGCATTGAGTTACGGTGCTTGGCACATTACATGCAAGACGAGAGGTACACAAATGAATTACTTGAAGGCGATATACATACGGCTAACCAGCAAGCTGCTGGTCTGGAGACTAGAGATCAAGCTAAGACGTTTATCTACGCCCTCCTCTACGGAGCAGGCCCAGCAAAAATTGGGTCAATCGTGGGTGGATCTTCACAGCAGGGAAAGAGGCTTATAGACAGGTTCATGAAGAACATGCCTGCCTTGAGTAAGCTGATGGTAAAAGTGCAGAGGTTCGCAGCAAAGGGCTACGTACCTGCATTAGATGGGCGACGTATTATTGTACGATCAGAGCATGCTGCACTTAATAGTTTGCTCCAGTCGTGCGGTAGTATTATCGCCAAGCAATGGTGTGTGGAAGCACATCAATTACTACGCAAGAATAAGATTGATTATAAGCAGGTTGCATTTGTACACGACGAGATACAGATGGAAGTCCGCAAAGATCAAGCTGACCTTGCAGCAGAACTAATGGTCAAGGCAGCTAAGTTAGCTGGTGAGACATTAGGATTCCGCGTACCTGTCGATGCAGAGGCTAAGATCGGCAAGACGTGGTATGACACGCACTAAAAATAATGCTTGACAAGTACTGTAACTATGCAGTACTATCTAGCTGTACCTAATTAATGGAGAATACAAATGAAAAAGTTTACTGACGTTGTACTTTACTGGGCTAATGTTCACACTCCTAACGACATGTCAGGTAAGTTCCAAGTAGATCTTACCAACCTGTCTGACGAGCGTATCAATTGGCTTGAAGATCAGGGCATCAATGTTCGCACTAAAGAAAACCTACCTGAGATGGGTACGTTTGTCACTGCGAAATCACAGTACCCAATCCTAACAGTAGATACTTCTGGTAAAATTATGGAAGACCTACTTGGCAACGGTACTGTTGCTGACATCATCTTCGACACATACTCAGGTAAGAACAAGTTTGGTACTTACGCTGGTGTATCAGTGAAGAAAATTGTGGTTAAGTCTCTAGTTCCATACGCTTCTAAAGAAGAAGCTGAAGAAGAAGAGATCGACGAGGTTCTATAATGCAGACTGCCCTGATAGACGGTGACATGCTCTGCTATCGCATTGGCTTCGCTTGTGACAAGGAGAGTGCAAGCGTTGCCCACAAGACGATGGATAAGTTTCTATCGGATCTTGTGTGCCACCTGCCTGTGACAGAGTGGGAGGTCTTTCTTACTGGGAAAGATAACTTCCGTAACGAGTACGCAGTAACAGTGCCATACAAGGGAAACCGTACTGAGCTTAAGAAACCTGTACACTTGCAATCACTGCGAGAGTTCCTAGTAAATAAATGGGACGCAACAGTGAGCGATGGACAGGAAGCAGATGATGCAATCGCTATCAGGGCTACTGCTCTTGGTGACAGTAGTGTTATCGTGAGTCTTGACAAGGACTTCGATCAGGTACAGGGTTGGCATCACAACTTTGTAAAGGATGATACATACTACGTCACTGCTGAGGAGGGGTTGCTCAACTTCTATTGCCAGTTCCTGACTGGTGATCGCATTGATAACATCGTAGGTGTTAAGGGGATAGGCCCCGTCAAGGCTCACAAACTATTATCAACCAAGGTCACGGAAGAGGATATGTTTGCTGTATGTGTTGAGCACCTAGGGTATGATCGTGCGGTAGAGAATGGGCGACTCCTCTACCTACGCAGAAAGGAGAATGAACTATGGATGCCTCCAAGTTTGGAAACAGTTTCAAGTACACCTTCGTCTTCGAGCACAGCGACGGAGTCGATACAACAACCTACGTCAACAGAAGCTTCGAGCTAGATGAAGTGCTTGTTGGGTTCGCAGACTTCCTTCACAGTAGTGAAGTTGGTTTCTTTAATGACATCACATTCATCTTACACGATGGACGTAATGGAGATACAGTAATCAAATGCAAACACCCAAGCGTGGCGTAAAGTGCAGAGCAGGGGATACTTGGACTGAGTCTAGGTATTTCCAATTCATACGCACAGCATTACGTGGAGCATTCTCTCGCTATCCTGTCAAGTACCAAGTGCTTAAGGATGCACAGCGAAGAGTAACTGGCCAGCGTCACAAGGTTGAACACCAGTGTGCTGAATGTCAGGGATGGTTCAAAGGCAGCGAAGTCCAAGTAGATCACATTAAGCCAGCAGGCTCATTGAAAACCTACGAAGACCTACCTGCCTTTGTTGCTAATTTGTTCTGCGAATCTGAGAACCTTCAAGTTCTATGTAAGACTTGCCATAAAGCTAAAACAGCAGAGGAGCGCAAGAAGAAATGATTAAGCATTTAATTATCCCTGATACTCAGGTCAAGCCTAACGGTTCTGTCGAGCACCTTAAGTGGGCTGGTCAGTACGCAGTTGATAAGAAACCTGATGTCATCGTACACCTTGGCGACCATTGGGATATGCCGTCACTATCTGTGTACGACGTGGGTAAAAAATCATTTGAAGGAAGACGTTACGCTGACGACATTAAGGCAGGCATCGCAGGGATGGAAGCATTCCTTGAGCCTATCCGTGAAGAGCAGCAACGTCTAATTGATGGTAAGCGTAAGCGTTGGAATCCACGTTTAGTATTTACATTGGGCAACCATGAGCAACGTATTGAACGTGCAATTGAATCCGATGCAAAGCTAGATGGTTTAATTGGATACGCAGATCTTCAACTAGAAGAAATGGGATGGGAAGTGTATGACTTTCTTGAGCCTATCACAATTGATGGGGTTGTTTACTGTCACTATTTTACTAGTGGTGTTATGGGACGACCTGTTTCCTCCGCGAAGCTAATGCTTAGCAAGAAGATGATGAGCTGTGTCATGGGTCACGTACAGGACAGGGACATAGCGTATGGACGACGTGCTGATGGTAGTAATGTTACTGGTTTATTTGCTGGTATCTTCTACACTCACGACGAGGGATACCTAACTCCGCAAACCAATGGTAGCTGGGCTGGTATATGGATGTTTAATGAAGTTAATAACGGTAGCTTTGACGAGCTTCCTGTATCACTAAACTACTTACGGAGAAAATACTCATGAACCTATACGAACAGCAACACCCCGATGAATACATGGATCAGGATGAGTTCGACACGCTGATCACTGACCCTACGTTCTTTCCTAATAACTCTCAAATTGGCGGTGATCACTATCAGAAAGAGATCCAGCCTTGGGAATACATGGAAGCCATCATGACTGAAGAACAGTTCACTGGCTATTTGTGGGGAAATATTATAAAGTATATGTCACGCTGGCAGGACAAGGGAGGACGCACTGACCTTGAGAAAGCACAGCATTATCTGGCTAAGATGTTGGATCACATATGACATTCACAGAACTTTGTGAGCGATTAAAGGAGATTGAGGAAACTCTTCTCCTTGAACTGCTTAATATTAACAGCGGTCAGATTGTTGATCGCTTTGAAGATGTAGTTGAAGAACGACGTGACTACATTGAAGAAGATTTAGAAGTCGATAACATCTGGGAAGACGACGAAGAGGAAGAGCAGGAGTGAGTCATAATATGGAAACATTAATTCTAAACTGGGCACGTGATCGTAACATTCTACGCAACGGTACAATCGAAGGCCAGCTAACTAAACTTCACGAAGAGGTTAGCGAACTAGAAGAAGCTATTGCTAAGAAAGATAACAAGGAGATCGCTGATGCCATCGGTGACATCCAAGTTGTCCTAACGATCCTCGCCTACCTTAACGGTATGTCCGCTTACAACTGTATGATTGAAGCATACGGTGTTATTGCACAGCGTACTGGTAAGATGGTAGATGGTGTCTTCGTTAAAGATGAAGAATAGAACGTGTAAACATTGTGGATACGTAGGGTCTATGATCCTACTATCTTCTATTGATCGGATGATCTGTCCGGACTGTAAAAAATATAGCAAGTGGAAGCTGAAGCCTAATCAGGCCAGCGTATTGATAGAGGGAAAGACTGGTGGAACTGAGTAAAGACGAATTGATTACAATCTTTGAAGCACTTGAAGAGGCTAACGGTAGTCCCATCCTAATGGGTGCTATTGCTAATGAACTTGAACGTCTTGAACTACTGGAAGTAGACTTTGATGAAGACGATGGCTGTGCAGGCGGAGCTTGTAAACTATAACTTTGTTAATCATATTTAACAGAATGTGAGATACAAACTATGAAAGTAATTGACGAAGTAGAACACGAAGACGGAAGTGCTACGTACACCTTCGACCTAACTGAAGAAGAGCGTATCATCATGACACAGCAAGGTATACTCTGGTCTATCGTTGCAGGTGCTACTGGTGTTACGCCTGAGCAAGTATGGAAGGATTACATGGAGAATAAGGATGACGTTTGAAGAATGGCTTAAAGGTACAAGAGGTGCTATTGGCTCAGAGATTCCAGAGTACATGGCTAAGTGGGCATGGGAAGCGGGTATACAAGAAGGCATAGACCGTATGTACAGACTGTACGACATCTGCCCACAATGCGGAATTACAGGTGGTCAACACAAGATGGACTGCACTCATGTCTAAACTATACTGGAAGCTACGTGCTAGCGGGGCATTCAAACCTATACGCTATCAGACAGTGTATCTTGTCACTAGATTCCACACTAAAAACATACGTAGACCGTGGTCTTCATACCCTAGTAACAAATGGGGCTATGGATATTGGATTAACAAGCACAAGAGGGATAACAATGGCTGAGTACAGTAGCTTTGACGTAGTAGTAACTGAACTATACGGTGCTATGGAAGGGAGTGCAGATGAGTTCCTTAACGCACTCAAGGAAGTTGTTGATCCAGCTGATCTGCTTGCACTGATGCACGAATATACCATCTTCTTACAGACATCAACTATGCTAATCAGCGATAGTTTAATCACAGCACGTCCTATGAATAAGGAGGGGCTGCATTGATTCAGCTAACATACGAAGCTGCTGGTGCTATCCTTGCAGTGCAGGCTGGTCTACTCTGGTGGCTACTCAAGCGAGAACGTGAAGAGGGATACATGGATGCTTGTGAAGACGTAGCCTTTGGTAATATAAAGATTGAACTTCGTTATCACGACGACGAGAGGAACTAATAATGTGCACTACAGCAATCGCATGTAGGGGCTGTAACAAGATAGTAAAACGACCTAGTAAGTCAGGCTACTGTGCTGTATGTTTCCATGCTAATGTAGATAACATTAAATCACTATATAACGCTGAACGCTGGAAAGATGGGCACGCTAAACGTAGTCACTGGAAGAATAGAGGAGCTGTTATCAGTGAAGAGGATATACGTAGGCACGAAGCCACTTCAGAATGCGATTTCTGCGGCTGCGATGTTTCTTTGAGTAAGCAACTAGATCACTGTCATGATACAGGTAAGTACCGAGGCACTCTATGTAAAGAGTGTAATACTGGACTAGGGAAACTTGGAGATAACTTAGACGTAATAGCTGAACGCCTTTTACAATATAAGTTAAAACAAACGGGGCAGTAAGCCCCGCTATTCTCACCACTTTTCTCGATCTGACCAATAAGCCGCGCTCATTTTGCCTTTCTTTATATTGGCTCTATGCCTTGCCTTGAACGAAGCTCTCTTTTTCTTCATCGCTTCAGACTCTCCTGCTTTAGGCTTGCCTGCTGTCTTAGCTCCTTGCTCTCCAAACCTAATCGTCTTGATTTGATCTCCTTCCTTCGCCACCACAACGTGTGACTTGGTTGGGTGATTTGGTGTCCGCTTTGGTTTGTTGTAGCCATCTACGCCTGCCCTTTCTAATCTACTATCCTTTTTCTTTTTCTCAGCCATTACTCTTCATCTCCACCTAACCAGAAGTTATTGATGATTTGTCGCGTTGATTTAATTGACGGGACAGTATCAAGAGATTTCATCAAATCTCCCTGTTCACCTTTAGTTAATTGCTTAACAGCTTCTCCGCCAAAGTCTAGCAGTGGAGCAGCAGGTGTCAGGGTATTCTGAATAGCCCCTACCACATCCCCTCTTGAAAGGTAACGATCAGTAATGTACTGGTTGATACCAAACACACCCAACACAGACCACATCGCACGATCTGCTAATGCTTCAGGTGTTAGTTCAACATCACGACCACGTAGGTAATCTTTAACGATACCGACTGGTACGCCAGCAGCAGCTAGGAAACTTGCCAATAGGAAAGCGTTCTTACCTGCTTCAAATAGATTACCCTTTGCAGCTTCCTGAACAATATCCCTACGCACCAAGTCAATCTGTTTTAATGTGAAAGACTTAAGCATGTAAAGAACACGTCCGTCTGGATGGTCAAGGTAAACCTGTGGCATCTCCAACAATGAGATAGGTTGAACATCAGACAGTTCGTTGAATGCTAAGAACTTAGTATTCTCTGTCTTGTTCCCCATCTTAAGGTCAGTGATTACACTGTCGATGTCATCTCCAAAGATACCACTCCAACGCTCACGGAACTTGGCCTCTCCAGCCGAAGTACGTACTAACTTTTGATTCTTCTTGATCGCTGCGTTCATCAACGTAGACTTACCAAGGTTATCAACAGCACGGAAACCTACAGCAGTGAACATTTTATTCAATGCTTTAGATGATAAGCGTTCGTTCTGTAGTTCGTGTGCAATGGTGTGCTCAATACCCATCTCAGCAGCAGTGTAGTTCTTCTTACCAAACAGCGAGCTGATAGTCTCAACAATACCATTACGGTATAGTGAAACACCAATATCACCTAGCTGAGTAAGAGCTGAGATTGGGTTGCCAATTGTACCCATGTAACCAATGTCACGTGTAGTAGACCAGAACTTGTTAGGTGCTTGTTCACCCTGAATGAAGCGTGAACGTAGCATGCTCTCAAGTTGACGTTGCTGCTGTGGCGTAATGCCAGTCTCTGCTGCAACCTTCGCAATCATATGACCAATTGATTTCTCTGCATCAACAGCACCAGTAGAGGTTCTGCTTACACCAGTACGCCCAAAGAACTTAGCTGTTTCAATGGCATTGCGTGAGTTCTGAATGTAATACGCTAGTGATGATGCTGGATCATCATAGTATTTCAACAACTCAGGATCAGTAATACGACTAAACTTACGCATCTTAGCGTTAGGCATAATCGACGTGTCACCCTTACGGAACACACCACGAATAACCTGATCCAAGATGTCAGCACGTTTGTCTTCAGGTATATCAGTTACCTTCATACCGTTCTTAGTCGCGTAAACTTTCAATGCATCATCAAACAAACCAGACTTTTCACGGCCTAGGTGTTTTAATAACCCATCATAATCTTTCACACGTCGTGGGAAGTAGTTAGTGATGTAGTGGAAGTCAATACCCAAGTCTTTGAACTCAGTCTTGAACTCTTCCAACACCTTCTTAACTTCGTAGAATTCTCTACGCATGTCAGCAGGTAACATCTTCATTACTTCAGCATGATCGCCATTGAATAATTTCAGTGCGATGTCTTCACGCATATTAGCAGGGATACGCTGACTTAGATGCTTAAGGAACGGCTCAATACGCTTGATGTGTTCAGCATTCTTCGTGCTGATATTGTATTCAAGCATACGTGCACGGCCTAGGATCTTCTGACTGATGTTACCAATGCGAGTAGACACCGAGCCAAGTAGTTTATCCAAGCCTTCAGCAAATCCACCCTGATCTTTAGCAGCTTGCTGTGCAGCCTGTGCGCCCTGTGGTGGCACGTTAGCTGCACCCTGTGGGGTAGCACCACCAGTAGGAGGAACGTTGCCTGAGCCGCCCATACGAGCTTGCTGCGCCTGCTGATAAGCTTGTTGCTGTGCAGCCTGGGCTTGTTGCTGAGCTGCCTGCTGTGCTTCGTAGTCTGCACGGTTAACTGCGCGTTGACGTAGACCACCAACACTCTCGACACTACCTGCTGCATTACGTGGGGTATTAGGATTGCCACGTAGTTGCTGTGGAATCTGCAGGTCAAGCGGTGCAGCTTCAGGGGCTGGTTCAGCCTGACGTGGAGGAATCTGAGATGGTTCATCAAAGCGTGGCTTAGGTACTTCTGCGTGTGCCTTATCGATCTGTGCCTGTAGCGTAGGTGAAGTTTCACCTTTATGCTTAATCAGTACATACTCTTTGATTGCAGCTTCACGTTTAGCAGCACGTTGCTGGATTGTCTGAATAGTTTCTAAGTCTTGCTTAGCTTTCAGACGTTCTTCACGTACCTGCATACCAGTACGTCCATTCGTACCAGTCTTACGACGGCCTGCAACAATATCATCCAACTGTTTCTGCCAGTACTTAACCTTAGCAGTGAGGGATTTAACCTCAGCGTTGTACTCTTTAGATGCTTTCGGAGCAATGATGCTCTTCATGGTAGTCTCAAGATCTTTAAGACGTTTGGTACGTAGTTCGCTGCTAATCTTAGCCAACTCTTCTTCGTACTTAACCTGACGTGCTGTGTTTACTTCATTAGTAACGTCGCGTAGGTTCATGTTGTCAGTCAATCGACGCTGTTCAGCGAGGTTCGCAGCAAAGTCTTTCTCTGCCTGTGCACCTAGTTCAGCCTGTGCACGTTCTGCAGCAAGGGCATCACCTTGTTTCTTGATTGCTTCTACTTCTGCTTGTTTAGCTAGGTCAGCCTCTGCAGCAGCAGCATTGTCAGCACTGTAACGTGCCATCTGTGCTTCACGTGACTCAAGCGGAATGGCATTATCTACCATCTGCTCCAACTCAAGACGCTGCTCAGGTGTAGCCTGTTCCCACTTAGCAACAAACTCAGCTTCAGTCTTCGCGCCCATCATAGTCATGAGCTTACCAACAGCACCGCCTAGGGCAGTACTTAGACCAGCAGTTGTCAACGTATTCTTAATACGATCATCACCAAGCTGTTCGTAGACTGGCTGAGCTGCGCCAATAGCACCACCAATAGCACCAAACTCTAATGCAGTACGTACCACAGGGTTAGCTACAGCCTTGAATGGTAGTGTAATAGCTTTGATTGCAGTAGCAGGGATAAACTCAGCAGCAGCACCAGCTAGGTATGCAGCTTCAGCACCTAAGTCACCTTCACGGATCATTCGGTTACGCATCTCTTCAGACACGTTCTGATCAACAAGACCAGCAGCTTCACCTAAACCACGTAGTGTAGACGTAGCACCTTCTGCAAACTGTACGCGTCTGTCCCATGCAGACATTGGAATAACTTCACCGCCTAGTCCGACGATAGCTTGGTTCAGTGCTTCTTGATTACCAGAATCGTAGAGATCCTTACGAACCTCTATTCCATCTGGGAACACATCTTCTAATCCTGCAGGCGCAGGGATCTTAACGTATTCCATTATTACCTCAACGGTTAATTACAGGTTGTTCCACCAGTTACGTAGCCCTTGAATCATAGGCATGTCTAGTACAGGTTTTTCTTTAGAGTTTACCATAACATTAGTATCTAGTGTTACGTCTTTACCTGTTAATGGATCTTTAACAACTTTCTTTTCACCTGCTGGCATACGTACTGCAGGGTAGTCTTCCACTGCACCGCCACCGTCAGCTTTACCAGCATTAGCTGGAGGGTTTTCAGGCTCCCATTTCTGTGTGCTAGGATTCCAAGTCTGATCCCACGACACAGTCTGCATCTCCTGTTTGTAACCAACAATCTTAGTTTTCTTAGTATCCCAGATCGGTACTTGAACAGGTACAGTAGCACTGCGACGACGGATGTCACCCTTAGCTTTCTTCTCTGCACGATCAGCATCAGCATTCTGCTGGTTAATAACTGACTGACGCTTTTCAAGAATCTGAACAGCTTGCTTCGTCATGCCCATATCATTAAGAGCCATAGCAAACTGATTCAAATCTTCAGGCGCATTCCAGTCAATAACCTTAGCCATCTCCTGAACTTTAGCAGCATCAGCTTCCTGCTGAGTCTTAAGTCCAAGCATACCGCCTAGACCTTCTGCCATCATAGCACCAGTAGCTCCGCCTCCTGCTGCAACCTGACCAAGCAGTCCAGACATAGAGCCGCCCATTGCGCCAATAGCCTGACGTTGTTTCATCAGCTCATCAATACGTGCGCTCTGAAGTTCTGCTGGGGTCGTAAATAAACCTGCGTAATCAATAGCCATTTGTTACCCCTTACTTCGCGTTGTATTTCATTAGGCCAAGACCAAGCTGACCCATCATGTTAGAAGTACCAAGACCTGCTGCAAGGTTAGCCTGAGCTGCACCTAGACCGCCAGCCATTAAAGCATTAGCCTGATTAGCACCAGCAGTAGAGCCGTAACCACCAAAGGTAGCACCTAGTTCAAGAGGAGTTAGACCAAGCTGCTCAGTACCTACACCAGTCTGGAACAAACCAGTACCACGTGCAATTGATTGATCAAGTTCTGTCTGTGCCTGACTACGTGCTTGCTGTGCAAGAGCTTGATCAGCTAGAGCACGTGACTGATTCAAACCAAATACATCAGGCTGAACCATACCAGTACCTGCGCCAGCACCTGCACCGGCCATACGCATACCAAGACGACCTGAGCCAAACAAATCCTGCTGCATAGCTAGGTTTTCTGCCTGACGAGAAGGGGCCATCATGTTCTGCATTTCATTGTAATATTGCTGAGCATTAGCAGTAGTGTCCATAGACGTAGGCATAGCCTGAGCTGCCATCGTCATGTACTGATCACGCCATGCTTGTAGTGCAGGATCTAGTGTGTATCCTGCTGTCTTATCGTCAGCATTGAAGTATGATGTACCAAGACCAGTTGTTACGCTGTATGGTTTAAATGCTGCTGCGTCTGCTGCAATCTTAGCTGCTTCTAGCTGAGCTGCTGCTGCCTGAGAAGCTGCCTTATTAGCAGATGACTGACCTAGCAGTCCAAGACCAGTTCCGATTAAACTTGTCCAATCCATTATTTAATTCCTCTAGTTACCGATCAAGACGTAACCACCACGTCCTGCATAGCTTGTTGTACGGATATGACCTGTTTGCTCTACGTCAGATACACCTAAGTGAGCAAGGCAAGATGACGCTGCTGATTCAAAGTAATCCACCACCATTGGTGAGTTAGGAGTACCAAGTGCTTCGTTCTTCTCACCTGATGCTGCAGTAATTAATGCAAACCCTGCAGGTACAGTGATGTTCTGAGTCTGTAGACCAGATGCTGTACTGTAGTTAGACATATTACCGTTAGCAATAAAGTACTGATAACACGATGCGTTACTGCTACCACACACCACTGTGTGCTGACCAGCAGGTACAGCAAAGATAGCGTATATAGCCGTTACGTGTTTAGTTTCAGTACCAAGTCGGTTATCGTTACCACCAAGCGTTAGAGTTGTTATACTGCTTAGTTCGTCACTTCCGTCAATAGTAAGTGAAGTTAATGTTGGGTAAGACGTAGTACCTACACGGTCTCCCGACACTACAATAACTCCAGGACCGTCTACTGTATATCCTGTGCTCTCATCTGTACCTAGAAAGGTTAGAGAAGCCGCAGCAGTAGTTCCATAAAAATCATCAAGAGCAATAGTGCCGCTAGTAGGGATACCACCAGCAACACCATAATACTCATCCATCGAATGAGGAGCTGTTCCTCCAAACTCCCCTGCAACATCTGCAAGAGAGATTGCACCAGTAGCTTGTAAAGTCATTATGGAGTACCGTAAGCCGTTACGTTACCAAGAGCAATGAAGTTACCGCTGCTATCTAAAGAGCCTACAGCAGTACCACTGTACTTGAATGTTAACTTCGTACCGCTTGCTTCAATCACCCAGTTAGTGTCTAGGGTTACAGTTGTAGAGGTTACGTTGATACCACTTACTGCTGTATTAGCTGCGTTAGTTGCAGCAGTAGTAGCAAAAGCAGTAGTAGCAATCTGAGTTGTGTTAGTACCAGCCGTAGCTGTAGGAGCAGTAGGCGTACCCGATAACGCTGGGCTATCAATGTTTGCTTTAGTTGCTATAGCCGTTTCAATGGCTTCAAACTCATCATCAATCTCTGTACCTTTAACAATCTTAGCAGCATTACCAGAAGGCAAGCTGTCCTTAGATGCAAAGTCTGTTAGTTTTGTATAGTTAGACATTAATATACCCTGCCTTCTTTAATGTAGATGTCCAGCTTCTGAATAGATAGCTGACTCCCTTCAATTGTTGCTTCAAACCCTACCTGCAGTACACCACCTGAACCGCCTACAGGAGCACGTACAGTGTCAGACAACGTACCTACTGTGTATTCAGCAGTAGTGTTGTACTCCGCGACACCATATTCAGCATTCTCCTGAGTAGCAATACTAATAGGGAATGAGCGGTAACTATCGTCATAATCATAACCAACCTTCAATACGAAGTCCTGACCTGAACCACCAATCAATGTAGTTGATAGACGCTTCAAGAACTTCTGTTTGGTTGAGTCACCAAAGTCAAAGTAGTTGGTGTAGTATTTAATAGTGTAGTTAGTGCCGTTATCTGAGTAGCCGTAATGACGTGCAATACCATCAGCTGTAGTAAAATACAGCGTATTGTTAGCTTCAATCATATTCGTATGCGTCTGGTTATCCCACAACGTCACACGTGCTGAGCCATCTTCTAGCATTGAGCGTGTATCAAAACAATAGATACGTTTATACTCTGGAATCAACAACAGATAAAATGCTTCACTAGGTGAGTATACTGATCTAATCTCAGTCTCATCTGTATTCATAACATCGCGTACTAGATCATCACGGACGTTCTTAGATAAGTCGCGTAGTGGCTGACTCTTCTCTTGGATCAAACGACCAAGTGAACGTAGGCCATCACGTGCTAGGAATAGAATATCTACACCTGTGTTCTGAACTGTGTCGCGTGAGATACAGCCAATACCATTGATAACCTCTACCAGTTTCATAGTAGAAGGATCAAGTGTATTACTGCTATCTGGAGCACCGTAGATAACTACGTTGTTCTTACAGAATATAATCAAACGACCAGCGTGTGCACCTAATGCAACAATCTCATCGTTACCCTTGATCAGTACAGATGATAGATCAATACTACCAGCAGTACCGTCTTCCCAAGTAACACCATCTAGTAGGTCAGACCAGTATACAGTTGTTTTATTATCTGTTGTATCTGCTGCCCATAGACGACCATAAGCTGAAAGTACGGTGTTAGCTTGTGGTACAAACTTATTTACGTTTGATGCTACGTTTGTAATATCATCTAGCACACCTGAAGTAGGTGAGAAGTAGATAGGAGTGTAGTCACGATTAAATAAGTACGCTGCATCATTAAGTGTAGCAGCTTGCCATCCATCAGTAGTAACGTTGTTATTACCAGAATATGTTACCTGTGTAAGCACAGATCCCTGAGAGATGTAGAAGTCAGTATCAGACCAACAACCAAAGTAACGTGTACCGTTGATGTCAATAAACTCATGTGCACCTTTGAGGTTAACACCTGTGTTATTCTCTGTTAGTAACTGCCAACCTTTACGTGCACCAAGACGACCGTATTTATCTATAACACAGTTGTCTGCTTGCAACGCAAAGCCAGCAGCAAGAGTGATTGAACTCTCCTGCGTATTGAGTCCGAAGAATCCCGGAGCTGCAATAGACGCTGACTGTAGTGGTTTAGCCATTATACTTCCTGCCAGATTAGTTCTTCAGGGTGTTTGATTGCATCAAGACTGATCGCATCATTAAGACTACGTGTTGCAGTCATGTATGCAGAAGATGCGCCTACGCCTCCGTCCTCACCACGTTCTTCAATAGCTTTAGCATAAGCTAACATAAGTACTGGTTGCGTAGGAATAACTAAAGAGTCTGTATTAGCAGACAGTTCAGGCTGGCGGATCACTGCGTTAAATCGAACTTTGTATACACCGTCTGGTACAGGATAAATATCAACAACAGTATCACCGTTACTGTCTGTACCGTTGAATGAGTAATGAGTAGGCGCAGCTAGCTGTGGTGTTGCCAATAGTAACTGCTGGTTCATCCATGCAGCATCTGCATATTGCATGACAAAGTTTTCAGTGTCGTTCAGGACATCCAACATTCTCATGTCATCACCTGAACCAGTAAGTGTGTAGCTAAAAGTATTAGAAGAGGTTGTTGCTGTCAGTGTGGTACGTAAAGCAGACCAGTCCCAAGCATGTTCTACTTCGTTCTTCGCATCGTTTATTAATACACCGATTAAAGTAGAGTAGGCGTTTTCATTAACAGATGATACTGTGCGTTCACGTAGTCGCTTCAGTACATTGTTAACCATATCTAAGTATGTCATTTACTGTGTCCTGTCTATGTAGAGGAGGGTAGCATATTTTCAGTTAAAAGTCAAGCATTATTTTACCAGCTGTTCCAGTCACTTCCATCACCAGAAATTCCCGGATCTGAGAAGTCTGTACCACCCCATGACCAATCACCTGAATCATTGTAGCTACCACTAGTAGTTAGACCAGATCCTGTGTCAACTATATAATTAGACATATCTGGTGTTACAGTTTGCCCTGTAAGCATACCAGTTGTCATTGGGATTTGAGGAGCAGCGTAAGCTATAGGCTGGCTTCTGTACTGTGCTGAAGATGCACGACGACGGGCTTCGTCTGGCGTTAACGTAGTAATCATATTACCAGTGTTAAATAGGTTTTCAATAATGCTGTTTGTAGGGTCATCAGCAATACCTCCAATAGAAACCTGATAAGTCTTATCGTTAATATTCCGACTGCCTATAACATCCTCAGCACCTTTAAACCATGTTCCTGTACGCTGATCTTCTGGAATGTTAGCTGCAATTTGAGCTGCTTTAATAGCATCGCTGTCGTTTAAAACTATCCCCGCACCCGCTAACAAACCAAATGGGAACGGTACTAAAGCAGCTGCTCCTTTCATCCAATCAGGAGTTAGACCATACTTAGTGCTTGCATTTCGTACAGCAGGTTTTCCTTGCATGCTAGCTAAAAACTCTGCATCCGCTATAGCACTTGCTGCATTTCCATCCACTCTATTTTTAATTACTTGACCAAGAGGAACTGAAGTAGTAGCATCTACCTGAGTAGCATCAACAGTAGGAGTATCTAACATACCACCACCGCCTAAGATACCCTGAGCACGTAGCTTAGCTAGACGCATCATATATTCAGACATTGTTTCGTCTGGTTTCTTGTACATGTCAGCGTTGTATGACGCTCCAGTGTACTGTGGTAAATCTGCCATTACTCTTTATCTCCATCAAAGATGTCACGATCAGTCTTCATCTGCGTGTTACCTTTGTTAATAAGTACATTATCTTTAGTGATGTCCAGTGTGTAAGGATCTGCTTCAGATGATTTGATACGTAGAAGATCAAGCATCTCTTTAGCAACAGAAGTCATAGGATCTTCTTTCTCTGCGCCAGATTGACTCATCATTATATCTAATACAGTCTTACCGATTAGTGTCGAGATAGAGGACACAACAGCTACCAGTCCAGCATCTACGTTTGGAATCATAATGGTGTAAATAACTGTACCCAATGCAGCCAAGGCTACCATTGAGTTGAGAAAATAAACCACAATGCTGTCTTTGAGTTGTGATTCTGATCCACCTTTCATTTAAACCACCCTTTATCGTCAGGCTTAACTATTGGACAATCCTTTTGCACTTCTACTACTTTAGTAGTTTCAATTACACTAGGTACGTTAACTAATTTAGTTACCTCTATAACCTGTGGGGTTACAGGGATAGGATTATAGTAGAACTGATAAGCCACGCCACCAGCAAAACAAACAAGCAGCATACCCACGTAGAGTATACCGCCTAAGAACTTCTTCTCTTGATCTTGCATTTATTTACCTGCGATAGATGCACCAAAGTATGCACCGATAATTGCTTGGAAGCTTGGTATAATTACAGGTAACACTACGCTGCCTTGTAACTGAACCCACTTCTGTTCTACTTGTGTCGTGTCAATTAAACCGAACAAGTAACTTCCACCAGTTTGTATTTCCTGTAGTACGTTAATAGGCTGTACTATAGGGAACAAAGCTAGTAGTACGATTACAGCAGTAACTGATAGGGCAATGATACGACGCGTAAAAGCAAAGTAGCTGTTAGTAGATGCCACTTCGTTTACCTTATCAATTGCCCCCTGACGTGCAGAGAAAGCATCGAACATAGCCTTACGCTCTTCTGCTTTATTCTGCATGCCCATACTAAGTAGCTTGACGACAGCACCAAAGATGCCACCGCCAACTAATGGAAGTATTTCAGTAATCATTTACTCCACCACAACCCTGTACTAACAACAGCAGCCACAACAATCCAGAATAACTTCTCAGAAAATCGTACTACTCCTGTGCTTTCCTTTAACTCAGCTTCAACATTATCTAATCGTTTCTCAGCACGATCTAAACGTTTGTTGTTACTGATGAGCTGCTCTTCAACACGTACAATCTTTGTCACAGCATCAGTGAGCTTATCAATCTTCTGTTCCAATCGGTCAAAGCGTGACTCATCCATTATTTATTCCTTACGGTTTAATAGGCCAGTTGACACTAGTAGGGAAAGTTTCTTGATTGGTTATATCTCGAAGTGCTTGACGATAAGCTAGTTGATCAGGTGTAATTTCAATATCTGTCAGTGCCCACCAGTCGCAGTCTGCTAAACGTTTATCACGCTCTTCCCTTATTGAATTTGCAGCGAATTCATAAGCAGCTTCAGTGCTATTATCTACAATTTCATACCATTCAGCATTAAAATTAGCTGGATCTTCAGCTTCATCTAGCATGATGGTATTAACCACTACGCCATTCTCTTTTACGGCAGCGATCTTTAGTGCCATTATATACTCCTAAAACTCTATCCATCCAGTTACAATATATTTAGTGTTACTGAGTGGTGGGTTGCCTCTATGTGTATGTGTAAATCCTGCAGGGAATAGAACAAGCGTACCTTGTTTAGGCTTAACGCGTTTATGCTGGTAAAGAAACTCCGTCTCTCCACCTTCATCAACATCATTTAAGTATGCAATAAATGCCATGACACGTCCCGATGCATCAGCATCTCCACGCTCACTATGCCATACATGATAGCCTCCACCTACGGGTGTACGCTGCAGTTTAACTCCGTATGCAGAATGGAAAGGTAAGTTCTTAATTACTGAGAATTCATCTGCGTAATGTTTATAGCAATCATGCCATAACACTTCATTGAATTTATCTAAGTAAGGTGCATCTAATACACTAACTGCTTTTAGTATTGAACATGCATAAAGCTGCATATCATCTTTATTGTGTTTATCTGCGTCATTAGCCTCAATGCGATTATAGCCATAGCCTAGTTCATAAGCTTTGTCCATAAAGTGCATTACACCCTCGCACCAGTTTTTATCAAAAGCGTCTTCGTAAATTCCAATGAAATTCTCAATACTTGGTTTCATCTTACTTTCCTTAATTAAATGTGTATACTGCAATTAAGCGCATACCGCTTGTCGGATACTCCAATGTATGTAGACATTTACCAAAGAATGCTCCCCTAAATTTCTTAGGTTCTATGTACTCTTCAGTGCCATCTTCATTTTGAAGTATTGTCCTACCTGTGCCTGTAAAGTCATCGTTAAGATAGACTAACAGATGTTTGTAATCTGATTGTTCGTCCGTATGAAATACACCTCTTTCAACATGAACAGCGAATGATCCATTAACGGCAATACGTAGTATCTCACCTTTAACTTCCACACCTGTTTTATCTAAAAAGGCTTCCAGTACTGACATCCAGAAATAAAAAGAGCTAGATTCTATACGAGATTCTAAGCTCACTTTATCCTGCCCGTAGTCTTTCCGTGCAACCACTGTATGCGACATGTTAGGAATACCATCACCTCGCACACATTGGTTAGTTAAGAACATTGGGAACAGAGCACCTTTACTGAAGTATTGATCTATCTGTTCCTTCTGCTCTTCTGTTAGAAAATCATCGCAAGTTATAACTTCCACAAATCACCTATGGTTTAATGCTGATTTAACATCATAGCATTAATACCAGATTCGTACAACCCCTGCTTGACCTACTGAGCCTCGACCTCCATAACCTTGGTTTCCACTCCATCCATAAGTAGTTGACCATGTATCATATGGAGGTACATAAGTACTACCGCCACCTGCTGGTGTATATGACTTAAGGTTAGAGATGTTAATACTTCCGCTACCTTGTTTGCCGTTTGTATTACCATATGGGTTGCCGTTACCACCATTAGCAACAAGCATACCGCCAAATGATGACTGTCCTCCTGGACCTGAACCATCGTAGTCGCTTGGAGAACCACCAGCACCTACTGTTACAGCTACAGATGAGCCAAGTGCATTACGCTCAATGATAGCCATAGAGATGCCGCCACCACCGCCAGTACCTGAGTTAGCTGAGTGGAATGAACCCCCGCCTCCACCACCTATAACAATAACACCAAGATGGTTTACGTTGTTTGGTACTGTAAATGTACCTGACGAATAAAATACTTGCTCTTCTGAAATAGAAGCTAAAGCAGGAGAAAAACCTTCTGGTGCGTCAGCCCATGAAAAAGAGCCATCAGCATCTGACGTAAGCATCTGTCCCAAAGTACCATTACCGGATACGTTAAGCTCTGCAGCTCCTACTGAGTTATCAGCAATTGTATTCGCATTGACGCTAGAGAGTGTAGCTAAAGCACCAAGACCGGAAATCGTAGATGTACTATGGGAGTGACTATCATTAGCGACAGTTACGTTAATAGAAGTAGTACCTGAACCACTTGCATCCCCTGTCAGGGTAATTGTTTGGTTACCTGTTAAGTAACTACCTGCAGGCTGAAATGCACTAGCGTGTTGACCATCAAGAGTATCTGCATTACCAGCTGAAGCTGCATAGTTAACAGATTGTGAACCTATATTACCAGCATGAATTGCTTCATTCCCAAAGATTAAAAATGAATTTGAATCCGCAGTAATTTCTAAAGGATAAGGTGTTTCCCAAGATCCATTACTATCTCTATCGGGTAGTATGAAAAACTTACCAGCGTTTACATGAATCCAATAATCATCATTATCAGTATCTTCAAATTTTAACTGAGGAGCAGTCCCTTGTAGCTTAATCTCCCCAGTAACAGTGCCGCCAGATAGTGGTAAGTAACTATGCGAGTGACTAGCAGCTGCTGCACCTACATCACTGTAAGTTAGGTTACGTGTAGAGTACGTAGCATTAGCATCAGTTACGTGACCCTGAGTGTCAGTAGTTACGTTAAAGTCCAAATCACTAATTACTGTAGCACCTGACAATGCACCAGTGTCTAGGTTAATGTCATCTCCTGCATATGTAGGGTGTGTATATACTGTATCAGTAAACACAGCATTTACAGGAACATTTGTAAGTACTTGACTATCGTCTACTTTACCATCCAATGCAGCCTGTAATCCATCTACGTTAGCAATAGTGTGATTATGGCTATCATCTGCAACAGTTACAGAAAGTGTCGCATTGCCCATGTTAGTAAATGTAGCAGAACCGCTAACATCACCAGACAGAGTTAGAGACATATCATGTGTAGTGTCTAGCTTACCTGCAAGAGCAGATGTAACTGCAGTATCATCAGCGTAGCCTGCTAAAGCATGATCACCCCAAGAGTAAGCAGTGTCACCTTGAGAAGTATCTACTGTAGCCCAATCAGCAGTTGTTCCGTTTGTTGAAAGGAACTGACCGCTGTGTCCTGTTTGATCAGGAAGAGTTACAGCGTTAATATCCATGTACAATGTATCAGCTACTGCTTGTTGTAATGCTGAATCAGCAAGAGCACCTTGTGCTGCTGTTGCATAATCAGTAGATGCTGTAGTAGCTGCTGTACCTAAACCAAGGTTAGTACGTGCTGCTGCTACGTTAGTTAGATCTGAAAGGTTAGATGCTGCAATCAACGCACCAGACAAATCAGCATATGCAGCAAGCCACTGCGAACCATCATATACTTTCATTACTCCGTCTGTAGTATTGAAGTATAGAGCACCTGATGCCAACGCATTACCATCATTATCTAACGTAGGATCTGAAGTCTTAGTACCAAGGTAGCGATCATCAAATGAATCAAGAGCTGCAAGAGCCGCGTCTTTAGCTGCACTAGCTGCAGAGGCAGATATAGCTGCTGCTGATTCCGAAGAAGCTGCGTTAGTTTCACTAGTTGATGCGTTACTTGCACTAGTCGCTGCTTCTGATGCCTTAGTAGTAGCTGTTGTAGCCGACGTAGAGGCTGCTGACGCTGAGCTAGCTGCTGCTGTAGCTGATGCACTAGCTGAGCTTGCAGACGCTGCAGAGGCAGTCTCTGAAGCTGCTGCTGCAGTCTCACTTGCAGACGCTGCTGTTTCACTAGCTGCAGCCGCTGTTTTGCTTGCAGAGGCTGCAGAGGCTGAACTAGCTGCTGCTGTAGCACTGCTTGCTGCACTAGTAGCAGACGTAGATGCTTCACTAGCTTTAGTTGTAGCAGTAGCTGCAGATGTAGCAGCATTCGCAGCAGATGTAGATGCTTCACTAGCTTTTGTAGTAGCAATAGATGCCTGTGTTGTAGCTGTAGCTGCTGATGCTGCTGCCGCTGTAGCACTACCTGCTGCATTAGTTTCAGACGTTGCTGCTGCGCCCTCTGAGGCTGCTGCAGCTATTTCGCTTGCAGACGCTGCTGTTTCACTAGCTGCTGCCGCTGTTTCACTTGAAGAAGCTGCAGAGGCTGAACTAGCTGCTGCTGTAGCACTACCTGCTGCAGAGGTTGCAGATGCAGAAGCTTCGCCTGCTTTAGTTGTAGCAGTAGTTGCTGAGGCTGCGGCATTAGTTGCAGATGTAGCTGCTTCGCTTGCTTTAGTAGTTGCAGTAGATGCGCTGCCTGCCGCTGCAGTAGCTGAGTCAGCTGCGTTACTTTCAGACAATGCAGCTGCCGCTTCAGATGCAGTAGCACTAGCTGCTGCTGTTGATGCTACGTCTTCAGGAATAGCCCACGCAGTACCAGTATAAAACTGCAATGAGTTATTTGTGCTATCCCAGTATACATCACCTTCATCTAACGTATAACCATTAGAAGCTGCATACGCTGCAACTGCTGCTGCATCTACGTGAGAACCAAGATATTGATCACCAAACTGATTGAATAGAGCTTCAGTTGATGCTTGAGCCGCTTCAGCTGCCAACTTAGCTGTATTAGCTGCTGTAGCTGAAGTAGCCGCTGAAGAGGCACTAGCCGCTGCTGCTGCTTTGTCCGCTGCTACATTTGAGGCTGCATCAATAGTTAGATCTTTAGCCTGAACAGCTGCATTACTTGCATTAGTAGCCGTAGTTGCTGCCGACGTAGCTGTTGAAGCTGCTGACAATGCGGTAGTCGCGTCATCATCTGCATTGGCTGCTGCTAGTTCTGCTGCTGTTTTAGCTACTGTAGCTGCATCTGCGGCAGATACCACAGTATTTTTAGCACTAGAAGCTGTAGCCGCGCTTGCCGCTGCATTAGTTGCAGAAGTTGCTGCATTAGTGGCTGAGGTTGATGCATTACTAGCTGAAGTAGCAGCACTTGAGGCAGATGTGCTTGCGCTAGATGCAGAAGAAGCCGCATTAGCGGCCAGTGTAGTTACTTCGTCTACTGTTGCTTGATCGGTAGTATCAGTTGTACCGCCAGCTCCACGATAGATTGCCATATATACAATCTCCTTGAATTATCTTTGCAATGGACTCTAGGGCAAAGCCCATAGGAAAGAAAGGAGAGAGGACTCCGAAGAGCCCCCTCAGTTAACTACTTACGCAGTTGGTAGAGCGATGATGATACCACTTTCTGAACGAACAGTCTCAACACCGTAGATAGTGTCAGAAGTGAACAGAGTAGATAGGTATTCCTGTTTGTACTGAGTCTGTGAACGCACGCCCTGCTGTTCAGCAAGAACAAGAGCATCTTTGTGCATTAGGACAGCAGCTTTAACTTCACCACCAGCAGAGTTTTCTGCAGCAGTTTCAAGCACTGGACAGTTAGTAGAAACTACAACTGGGATACCGT